TATTAACACAGCCATATATTTTTGCTGTTATTGCTTTTTTTATTTCATCTTGCGTATGAGTTGTTTTGTTAAGATGTATTTCTTCATAATCATTATTGTTTTCCATTTTTTTTTATTTTTTTTTATATTTGGTAACTCAGGCAATGTCATCCAATGTGTAATATCACAATCATCGACTAACCCTAATCCAATAATTATCTTATTATCTTTTGAATAAATAGTTCCATCGCTTATAACCCATAACCACCCATCATAATACGTTAAGCAAGCGAGGGCAATAAACTTTGTTTCTGCATGGCAAATCCATACCGTTTGCATTTCTTCAGGTAACTTATCTTTTACACTTATCCATTTCATAATTTAAATTTTTACTTTTTTACATAGTTAAGTTTATAAGGTTGACATATAATAAAAACCTTTTGAATGATTATTTAATCAAACTAAGAAAACTCTTTTCGGGTCTAAGTACATGGCAAAACCCCAATTTCTATTAATTGCCTTTCAGCATGTCAACCTGATAGGTTACTCTCCAGTAGAGCCTATACATTTTCAAACAGAATAGTTAAGTTATCCTTTTTATAATCCATTTTTGTTTCTCTTTCGATAAAATCAAAGACGGGGAAATTGGATGAGTGATTCCCTCTATGTCTTTGAATTGTCAAGATTTAAAGGAATTACATAGAAGGTTACCCATCCATATAAATCTAATTTTCGTACTTTGTTTTTGGAATCCTGACAATTCATGCAACAAATATACAAAATTATTTAAGGATTTTAAGAAAAAAAGAACTAAGTTATTAACAATTTAATTAACAGTTAAAAATTACCTATGTATTTATTAAAATTTTAAATATCAATGTTATCAATACCTAATAAATCTATTAACTCTATCATTTCGCTTGCGTCCCATTCTTTTTCAATATCAAACTCATTTTCCGAATCAATTAATTTATCCTGTATATCTTTTGAGCGTGTGTAAAACTACAATCTCTTTGCCTAATTTCTTAGTTATCTGATCTTTTTTGGGCGTTTTAAAGAATTTTTTGTGTTCTATCATTTATCTCGATTTTACTATATTAAACGCATCATTTAATGCTTGTAAGTAACCATTTCTATACTTACCATTGCTTGTATTTTCATTTCCAAGCCTTTGAAATTCTTTTTTTATTTTATTTATGTCCATAATTGCTTCATCTTGTAATTTCTCTTTATGGTAGTATTCTGCAAAGTCAGTACATTCAGCACTATCATGTACTGGATGGCAACTATTAGTAGTGTGTTTCTCTCCGCACCAATCTTTATAATATTCGTCAATGTGTTTCATTTTATTTTTCTTTAAATTGTAAGTTTAATTTATCGTGTTTTTTATGGTGGAAACGGCAAAGGATTTTAATATTATTTTCGTCCCATGCAAGCTCTGAGCGTCCTGCCTTTTGACATTCATCAACACTGATGACATGAGCGCAATCAAGATAAGTTCCAGTACTTTGGTCACACTCCTCGCAATGGTTATACCCATCTTCTAAAAACTGTTTTTCGAGTTTTGCCTCTTTAGCTTGTCTGACTTTTCGGTCAATTACTGACTTTGCAACTCTGCCTGTTGATGTTTTATAATAATTCATTTCAGGTAATCATTGATTAAATTCATAAACTCATCAAACGAATAACAAAGCGAATATTTATAACCATATTTCACAATGTTTTTTTCAAACTTCTTTTGATTTTCGGACTGTCTGTTTTTGCCAAATTTCATTTCAATATAAAATCCATGAAAATCTTTTTTTGCAATACTTAGGAATAAATCCGGCGCACCACTCAAAACACCTTCATCTTTTAATCTTTTGGCTTCAATTATGTTTCGACTTCCACCGTTTGGAATCGAAAAGAGGTTAAGCGTATAACGTGGATAAGCTAATCTAAACCATTTAACGCAGCCTACTTGAAGTTTATGTTCGTTATTATTCATTTTTAGGGTAAATCTTCAAATATTTCTTCGATTGTATAATAGACTTTTATTATACCGCTTTTCATTTCAATAACTGATATAGGTATAATTCTTATTCCGTTTTTAATTAATTCCGTATTTAGAAAATCATTAAAATTAGCAACTCCTGCAAAAATCTTTTCGTGTAGTTCCATTTTATTTGTTTATATGATTAATTATTTTTTCAAGTAAACCGGAAACATCGCAAATCATTGCCTGATTTTTCTTTGACTTAAAAGTGTATTTTGTTTTTAAATCTGTCAGATCTGAAATTAAATCTTTTACCTTTTCAAAATCTCCTTTGTTTGCTTCGGCTTCTATTTTTACAAGGCGTTCATTTTCTTTTGCGATTTCTTCATCTTTTTTATTCTGAAGCTCTTTTGCTAATTCATTAGCTTTTTCCTGTTCAGCTTTTATCTTAGCTTCGTTTTCTTCTTTTAATTTAGCGGCTTTTTTATCTTCAATAGCTTTTAATCTGTCAGCCTCAATTTTGTCAGCTTTTTCTTTTGCGATTCTTTGAGCTTCTTTTTTCTCAGCTTCTTTTTTCAAACGTTCGTTTTCAAGTCTGATTTTTTCCTGTTCAATATCGTAGGCCTTTTTCTGAGCGATTAAATCTCTAAGAAGTTCCTGAAATTTATCTTCTGGAGTATCCATTAATAATTCAAAAGTAGGATTAAAATCTGAATAAGGTGCAATAAATCTTAAACGTTCGTAATAATTTTCTTCTTTACGCTGCTTTTCGATTCTTTCTTTTTCGGCTTGTTTTTCAGCTTCGATTTTGTCATTATATATTTTTTCAAGACCGGAAAACATGATATTAAACATTTCATCTGAAAGGAACTCTATTTCAATTCTGTTAATCTCAGGGTCAAACTTTTGAATTTTTTCAAGTCTTAATTCAGTTCTTAACTCCCTTTGTTCGGTTTCGTGACGTTTAACAAAGTCAGATTTATATTTTGCAGTTTCTTCAATGGCTTTGAATTTTATTTGCATTATCTGTTTTGATTTTAGCCATAAAGCATCTTCGAGTTTATAACCTCTCATTTGCTCCTGGACTTCACTTCTTTTTAAATCAAAGATTTTTTCAGCGTCGAGCCTTGCATCTTTTGCGTTTTTACGTGCGACATTTGCGAGGTCAATACTCATAATATCATTGATGTCCTTTACTTCAATTTCATTAACCTGTTTTTCCCATTTTGACGTGCCGGAAAAAATTTGATTTAAAACTGTTTGAACTTCTAATTGTTTTTCTTCTGATACCTGTAAAGCTAATTCTTTAACTTCTGGAGGTAATACCATTAATTTTGCTTCCATAATTTTTTGGTTTTTAGTTTAAAAAAATTTAATTAATTCCTTTTCAATTTCTTCACTCGTTACGCCAATATCCTTAATAATTACATCAATAACCCTACTGTAAACCTCTTCAAATTGGTCTTGTGATTTGTTTGCAAATGATATTGAATCCGGGAGAAACATTAATCCGTTTGGCGTTGTGAACGTTTTAACGTATCCGGCTTTCATTAAAATATAAGCCCGGTAACTCTCAAATGGTAATCTAAGTTTTGTATTTTTATGTCCTAAATTTATCAAGGCGAAAAACTTTTTATGAAAACCTATATTTCGAGGGTTTACAATATCGGCTAAATAATCTTTATTTAATTTCAGCTTTCGTTTCTGATCGGAATCTGAATCGTACAAAGGTATTAAACCTGCTAAAGTATTTCTTAAATAAAGTTTCATATCAAATCCTTAGACTTTGGGTATCCGATATTTTTATGATTTTTAAAATAATCTTTAAACCTCGATTTGATGTTTAACTTGGTTATTGCTTTTGTGTATTGGTGTGAAATTACTGATCCGGCTGTAAAGCAAACTATGCCGAAAGTGATGTAATAAAATGCTTCCATAATTTTTGGTTTTATTTGGTTAATAATATGTAAATGTACAAAATAATTATCACTTAAACAAGTTTTTGAAGTTAAAATATATGCTTTTTTTATGCTTTTTTCGCTCACTCTTTTGATAACCTTTAAAATCTTTTAAGTTTATAACTTTCCCGACCTCGATACATTCAGAACTCCCGTTGTCAAAGATATTAATAGAAATTATTTTAATAAATTTTTGCATTAGTTTGTCTGTTTATTTTCTTATTTTAGTAGATAAACGTAATTAGTTCTGTTTACACACTTGTTATATGCAATTTAATTCGTACACATATACCCAATTAGGAAAACCTTGCTCATGGCAGGTTAGTCCAACCCGCCCACGCTCAAGAGTACCATTATCATAACCAGCCTTTAATGTTTTTCCTAGTTCTGGGCATTTATTTGCGCCATAATTCGTTATCCTACACATCGCACTAAACTCATTGATATAAGCGTCTACAAATTCAGCATTTAATACATCAACGAATTTTTCTTTCTTCATATAGTCTGCCACCCACGCAATTTTGTCTAATAAACTGCGCTTAACACCATGTAAAGTGCATGGCTTGTCGGTTTTTGAATCTTTGTTTTTCATATCAATATTTGTTTAAGTTTTGAAACTATGTCGCTTTTATCAGGCAGCCACGACACCTTACATTTAACGTTATGTCGCCATACTTTAAATCTTTACTTTCTGTTATTAATTATTAAGTTTAGTTTTTCAAATCAAACTTGTATGGCGCATAACAACGTGTAATAAGTAATAAAATAAAAAACCCGCCGCACGGTAACTTTTTCAAAGTTATTTATGAATTTTACCTCCTGATAATTCGCATAAAAATTTCATCACCATTTCTAATTCGGGATTTCTTGAGGCATAAGATAAATAATCAACAGGTTTATTATAATGATAATTATTAGCTTCTATATGCTCTTTACAAGATTTTGCGGTTAAAAAGGAATTTTCTAATTTTTCTTTATATTCATACCATATTTTAGACCATCCAGCAGCTTCAAGTATTTCTTCAATTTCGTAATTTTCAAGGTGATTAAATTTGGTTGTTGCTTCATCCCATTCTTTAAATTCATTTACAGCTTCCTCAATTTCTTCATCTGTTTCAATTATTAAACCGTCATAATGCCAAGCTTCTGTTCCAGAATCTTCTGGGGCTGGAACTTGCTCTTGTGTTTGTATTTGAAAAAAATAAGGCATAGCAGTAAGCCTATGGTTTTGTATGTTTAATTCATTCGATAAGTTCATTAAAAACTTATACATTTCATCAGTTACTTCAATTGTTTTCATATATTTTAGTTTTTTAAATTTAAATTCCTTCCCTATTTTTTTATTTTACTCCTCATACACAGGGCACGTTATGTGGCATTACAATGATATATCATAATATTATCTTCTGCATTAAATATTTTCCACACTATCGTATAATGAGTTTCTTTTAAACTTATAAAGTCACCCACATTTAAGTAGATAATATTATTAGTTCTGTACAATTCTTTATCAAATCCTGCTGTATAATAAACTGTTCCCATAATAATAATGCCACACACAACACCTAATATTGCATTGCCCTGTGGACTTTTTTTTAAAGTGTTTATATTTGATTTTTAATTATTCTCATTTTGTTATTTTTTCGTTGACCAACGCAATATAGCTCTATTTTTGCTTTACTGCCAAGTAATTTTGGCCTTTGTCTTTCGCACCTTTTTAAATATGCTTCTAATCGCTCTTTATCATTCATAATTTTTAGTTTATTATTTCATCAACTGTAATTCCGATTTCTTCTATTTAATTTTTACTACCTGTTACAAAATATTTATCTTTTTTCAATTTATGAAGTTCATCACAAACTATTTTTAGATAATTAATTAGTTCTTCTTTTGTGTGGAGTTCCATTATTTCTCTCCATTGTTCGTTGAAAGGTGTATTTCCTATTTCCATTTTAAAAAGGTGTTGATTTATAATTACTGAATTTTGTTAAGTGAGGCGACCAGTTTAGTACAAAATCTTTTAAGCCAATATTTCTGCCTTTTAGTATGTGCGCAATTCCAACCCCGCTTGTATTTATATTTTCCTGTAAATTTTCTTCTTTTCGCACGTTAAATTCATAAATATTATAATGATATGGTCGCCAAATTCCAATAACTGTATCGGCTGCATTTTCAATATCTCCTGATTCTTTTAACCTCCAGAGTTCAGGTTTTGGATTATTTAAATCTCTTTTCAGTTGAGAAACTAAAGTAATAGGAATATTTATGTTTTTATGCTTTGCTAAGAATTTTAAATCATTTGCACATTTTCCAATTTGTTGATTCTTTGGCAATCCATCGACTGTAATTAACTGAACGTAATCAACAATAATACTATCAATTTTGAACTTGGATCGGATAGTTTTTATTTTAGCTTTTAACCAATCTAAAGAATTACGCTCAACTTCAATAATATAAATATTTGATTCGATTAGTTTTTGAATTTTATTATTTAATTGTTCTAATTCGAAATTATTAAGTTTATCCATTAATAACTTTTTTGCTGAAAGCTCAATACTTAATGCCATTAATCGGGCTGTAATTTGATTTTTTGACATTTCATAACTAAATATAGCAACGTTATAACCTGCCATAGCTTGATTAAACGCTTTACAAAGTGCAAGGGCTGTTTTCCCTTGTGAAGTTTCGCCTGCTATTATAATTAAATCTCCGGGCTGGTCACCATTAGTAAAGTCGTCATAATCTTTAAATCCTGTTAATATTCCCGGTGTTATTCCTTTTATATTGTTATCGATTACATTAATTACATCTTTTACACATTCTTCAATATGATAAACGCCAGAGTTATTATTTTTTTGTAGATTTTCAATACTATTTTCCAAATCTCCGATAATATCAAAAACATCTTCCGAATCGTCAAATGCTTTGTTATTTATTTCACTTGCGATTCTTATTAGTTCACGTTTTAAAAACTTTTCCTTAATTATTAATGCTTTTTCAAAAAATTCAGGGCTTGAGTAATCTGTTAATTTTGTAATATAATAACGACCCCCGCATAATTCTAATTTATCAATAGTTTTTAAATATTCAGAAACCATTAAAATATCAAAGGGCTTGTTTTCTTTATCTAGTTGAATAATTGCAGAATAAATTATTTGATGCGATTCTTTATAAAATGATTCGGGTTTTAATAAATCTCTAATATCATGGATTAAGTCAGAAAATTCCATTAAAGAACCTAAAACGCTTTCTTCAAGTTGTACTGCTTGCGGTGGTATTTTGCCTTCTGTCATGCGTTTATTGTTAAGGTTGCTTTACTAATATCTTTATTAAAATTATTTTTATTCCATGTACTAAGTCGCCTTTTAATTTCAAAAGTTTGCTGAAGCTCAAATTTCATTTTAGTTTTTGATTTATTTAATTCAGTCCAATAACTTACAAAATCTAAAATCATATTTTTAGAATAAAGACTTAAAAATTCAAAACATTGTTTGGAAAATTTATCTTTCCTTATACTTATATTATTATTTTCTTTATTATTATCTTTATAGCTTGGCTTTTGCTTAAGCGTTGCTTTACCACCCTTTCGACCTGCATCAACTTTCTTTTTTCTTTCTATGCTTAAAATATCATATTGATTATTTAAAAAATTAATACTAATAAATTCATTATCAATTATTTTAATAACATCTGAATCAATTAAACTATTTAAGCATTGCTTAAGCGTTGCTTTGTTTTTGATTAAGCGTTTATTAATAAAATCTAAAGTGATTGAACAATCTTTTTTCCAATACCATGAACAAATTTGCATAAAAAGCCCTTGAGTTTTTTCATTTTCGAGTGTAATATCACCCTCGAGCCACTCACTTGGATAAAATCTAAAATAAGGAAGTTCTTTAGACATTGTTAATTTCCTTTCTTAGTTTTTTATATTTTTTATAAGATTTTAAAAGAATATCAAGTATTATTATTTTTTCAACTATTATTTTATGAAATACTTTAGAATCTCTAACGTGTATAAAATTAAAGTTTTTATCGTAAGATAATATCCCGTATTGTTTTAAGAGTATTCTTTTTGATTCAGAAACTAAATGATCTGGAATAACATAAACAAATTTATTTATATATTTACCATTATTTATTGCGATATGTTTTCTAACTTTTGCGCAATCTTTTTTAATATCTTTTAAATTAGTTTTTATTTCATACTCAATAAAATATCCATAATTACTAATTACAGCAAAATCAATTTGAAAACTTTTATAATAATAATTTTCAATACATAATTCAGTATGTGATTCTAAATGTAAAAATAATTTATTAGCAATTATTTCTTCGCTTGAGCAAGCTGTTATTTTTTCTTTATAAGTCATTGCTTGATACCTTTATACGCACCAAAAAGCAGCGGGCAGGGTATCAAGCCTTTGGAATGCTCCGCTACTAATTAATACGTTACTAATTAATACACTCTTTTTAATATTCTTTTTGAATTTTAGCATGATACCCAATTAATATTCTACAAATATACAAAATTGTTTTAGTTCTACGATATTTATTTAAAAAAGTTATTAACAATTTTTTAGACTTCTTTTTATTAGCAACCCAGCCTTTTGGTTTTGGTATCTTTGTTGTAATTGTTATACTTTTCATTTTAAAATAGTTTTAGTAAATGCAAGTATTATTGTAATTATTTCTGATTTATTTGATTTATTTATAAAAATTAATGCTATTTTAGTTTTTTAAAATAACTTTCCTTAGTTCCTATTTTAAAGTGTTTTCTTTCTTGATCTGTTAAATCTCTTTCATCATCACACATTGAACATCTCATTCTTGAAAACTCCATAGGGCAAGTATTAGTAATTTCATAGTTATGTTTACCATCATTTAAACAATCAGCTTTTTCGGGTTCGTAATCAAATGAAATTGAGGTATAAAATACGAATGATTTATTACAATGTTTACATTCCATTTCATGCGCTGTATTTTCTTCATAACCAAAACCGTCATCGTGGTTTACGTCAAGTTCTTTTCCGCAATAAGGACATTCTAAATCTTTTGTTTCCATAATTTTATTTTGTTTTTTAGTTTAAATTAAATCTATTTACAAACTTTTCAGCTAAATATTTCCGAATGATAGAACTCACGGTTTTAGTATTAAGGTGTAATTTTGCAGCAATTGATTTATCAGTATTGTTTCCACCTTTTTCAAACAGCCAAATTATCTCTCCAGTCCACTTACAAATAGGTAAATTACGCTCACACTTATATTTTGTATCAACTGTATTTTTTATTTTATATACTGTGCTAATTGATACGCCGTTTATCGCTGCATTATAAGTGTCACTCTTTTTGCATTTTAATATTTTTGCTGGTATTGTCAATTAAAGGTTTTGTTTGTTTTTCGCATTATACTAAATGTTTCCCATGACCTTAAATATACACCCGGACATTTTATAAAATCTATTTTGGTTATATCTTCAATATATTTAATTTTATGGTATTCTGATTCTCTCAAAGATATTAATGCAAAACGCATATTAGGACGTATTTCGTTTTGTGAAATAAATGTATAAATATCAGTCTTATTATTATCACTTTCAATTAGTATTTGCCTCAATATTTCTTTTTCATTCGAGGTTAAACAATTTATAAGTTTTTTTAAATCCATGATTTTAAAAATTATCGTCAGTTAAAATATACAGTCCATAATTTCCGGTGTTCTTTGCGTTGCGCTTGGAAACCGTATCAATCTTAAAACCTTTTTCTTTTAGTAAATATATGTAACCGCTTAATCTTGTGATTCCATACTTTTGGATAGCTTCCCAACTTGTTATAGTTTGGTGAGCTAATAAGTGATCTAAAACCTGAAGTAATTGTTTTTTTGCTTGTGTTGTCATGATAAAATAATTTTTGTTAGTTTTAAAATTGACCATGTTAGAAATGCCATAATTAGAATAAATCCAAAAATGCTAAATATTGAACTTAATACAATGGTTTCGTTGATTGCTCCGATAATAATTGTAATCCAAATAATTACAAGTGCTATTAATAATAATAAATCTTTTGTCATAGTTTAGTCGTTTAAGGGGTTATTATGTTCATAATGTAATACCATTAATCCAATCACAAAAGTTATTAAACCGCCTATTATAGCGCACAATGCAAAAGGATAGTTGCAATTTCTAAATCTGTTTTTTAAAGTTTCTTTGCCGGAAAAGAATATTAATATAATTCCTATCAGTCCGAAAATTAGCCAAATGTAAATCATAGTTTTTTAGTTTTAGTTTTATGCCAAAATATGCCTTTAGGTGACTTCGGAAATATGAAAATTAAAATAAAGATAATTAACAAAATCCAAAATATAATTAATAATATTGTGATAAGTAGTTTCATTATTTGTTTCTTATGTCAAATTCAATTTTCTTTAATTTTTTGTATGCTTTTACGCTTATACTTTTTTGCTCTTTCCATTGTAAAGAGTTTGAATAATCATAGTTAGGAACGTCAACTTTTTTAACTCTATATTCCCTTAAATTAGATTCTGCTAAAATGGATTTTTCAACTTCGAGAGTTACCATTTCATGATACATATCTTCAAGCCTACTCATCTTTATATTTTTTATGTTCTTTTAGTTTTTCTAATTGGGCTGGATTGACTTCTATTTTTTGGTTATCAATATAAACAAATCCACCTTTATAAATCTTTCCATTCCATTTATTATCAACTTCATCAGCCATTAATTCTCTGCTAATGGATTCTTTTTGTTCTTTTTGAGGTGCTTTAGTTGAACTTTGGCTGTCAAAATCTTCGTTATTATCTTTGATTCCATAAATTGACATTAATAAGTATCTTTCTGAATAAGTTAATGCACCACCCATATTTTGAGTTGCGTTTGCGTTTGGTATTGCTGGCTTATCAGTTGACATAATAAAAACAGCATTATCACACTTTTCAGATACGCTAATAACTGTTATTTGTACTATTAAGCCTAACTCCGTTCTAAGCAAATCAACTTTATTGTAAAGCCCTGTAAACAAACAAGCATCATAAACTAATTTATCAACTTGCTCAGGCGTGTAATAATTAAAGTGTTTGTTTTTCCCTTCTTTTTTCAGGTTAGATTTTTTTATTAACTCTTTTGATTCTTGTATTTTTTTATAGATTTCCATAATTATAATTTGATTATTTGTTTATTTTTTAATGCTGTTCTGATATTTTTAATGGTGCAGAATTTAATATCATCCCCTTTTAATCCTATAACCGAGCTATCTCTGTCAAACTCTGTTAATATTTCACCCTCCACAACGGGGCAAACGCTCCCGATATATCCTGTTATTAATGATTTATATTTCATTGTTTTAATTTTCCAAATTCATTTCTTGTTAAATCAGTAACTCTTGCATCATTGTCGTATTTATCACGAAGTTCTTTTGCGATTTGCTTGGCTTCGTTTTCGCATTGTTGGTCGTTGTCGCCATTAACGTAATATTCCATTTTTGCTACTTTTCTCATTAGTTTTCTTTTTTACAGTTTTCACAAAAATAATATCCTGTGAATATTCCTTTGTGATAATCTTTTGCTTCTTCCACGTTTTCAATTTCATCTCCACAATCATCGCAGAAAATTGTTTCTCTTTGCTCGTCCTCTGGAGCGTATTGGATTAATCCGTTATCGTTAATTATCATTTGATTTTCCATAATTTTAATTTAAATGGTTAATTACACATTCGTAAACAAAACCACTATCTTTATTGATTTCGTTTAGTTGTTCTTCTGTCATAGGTTCGCCATCGAGGTCAGCACTTTCAATAAAAGCATCAACGTAATCCGGGCAGTCCCATTCAAGTATATCAGATACTTCGATATTATCAATTTTTTTGTAGTCTATAATTTTACTTGAGTTTAGCTTTTTAATAGATTTATCCATTAAATCAACTATTGGATTCATATCGTATTTTTCCATAATTTTGGTTTGTGGTTTGTGGCTTTTGTCACCCCAAATTTCATCAGTTGATTTATCTGAATTTTCATCAATTACAAATTTGTCTAAATTTTCAGCTACAAAATTAGTGAAATAATTTTTTAATTTGCGATCCCATTCCCAACCTATTTCTATACACATATTTTCTAATTTCTGCATTGCTTCCTGACTGCCTGAAAATAAATCCCATTTTCTTGCTACTTCTGAATAAGTTAAAACTACTTGTCCGATTCCTGTGTCAATTGTTAAATTTTCCATTTTTTTAGGGTTTTTGATTAGTTTAGCGGCTATGGAGAGAATTGAACTCTCAAAGGCTATCATCTTCCTGCTCTTTCGATTCCGTGCAGCAAGCCGGGTCCTTAGTTTAAAAATATTTTAGCAGACCATCCTTCACCACCCATTGCACCCGTGTAAATAAGTGTAATTGCTTTTTTAGATGCTCTCCAATTAAAAGGCTCAAGAGACCGTTTCTTATAACCTCTGCAATTTTCGTAAAAGTAATCTCTCACGGGCATTTCACCTATTCCGACCTTTTCAATAAAATCAACAATATTTGCAGCATATAATTCGCCTTCAATTGCATTAATGGTTTTTAAATCTAAGTTATCATGATTCATATTTACAAATACGTCTTGTTCATCAAGATCGGTTTCAACTGTAAATCCTTCAATAATTAGTGTTTTCATGGTTTTTGTCTTTGTTTCAATATTGTAAAAGTACAAAAAAAAGTGAGTGTATACAAGTAAAATCCTTATTTATATTGTATATATATTCAGTGTATATGTATGGCTGTAAACAGAAAAGCCCCGAATTAACGAGGCTAAACTGAACCAAAATTATGAAAGGAGGTTAAGCCCCCCACGCTTTTAACTGAAATATAATACCGCCTCTGTTAATCTTCTTAAAAGTAAACCTCTTAATTTTTCACCGCCGGCATTTATCCATTTAATAAATTCGCCTGCAATTTCTAAATTATCAGGGTTTTCTTTGATTTTTTTTAGTAGTGTTGAACTTTGTAGGTTTCCTATGCCTAAATTGAACGTAAAGCTCACCAGAGCGTCATATTGATTTTGATTGATAGATAGTGCGAGTTTGTCAATTTGTGCCTCAAATCGCTTTAAATCGTCTTTTAATAATCTGATTGCGTTTGCTTCTGAAATAACCATTCCATTATCAACATTTTCAGTATGGCCAAAACCGATTGTCTTAACTCCCGCTTCGCATTTATAAGCTATTAATTTACAGCTTTCAAAATGTTTGATTAGATTAATTCCTTGCTCTGATATTTTCATTCAAGCGATTTTGGATTTTTTAATTGTTTTGAAAATTCCTTTGATTATACATGCCAATCCGTCAAAAATGTCTTTTTCTCCGGCATCATTAATAAACGGAATATTAATTACCAAGTCCAAATAATCACATGCCTCATCAATAGATTGATCGTATTGTTCTTCAATAATTACTATATCAATTAACTCACGTAATTCTGTTTGGTGTGGTTCGGGTATTTTTGAACCAAAACGGTCATCAATTGTTCTTATTGCAAATGTAAACGCCGTGCCATCGAATGGCTCAAACATACCTGCACTGATAAGGTCGTCAAGATAAGTTCCACCTATCTTTTTTTCTGCTTTTCTGCTTAAAATTCCTTTTTCTAATTTTGCCATGATTTAATTTTTTTAAATTGCTTTTAATAATATTTGATTTTTCGCCTGCATCTTGCAAACTGTTTTTTATTGATAATTTAAAATTAAAATTCTTTATTAAACTTTTGAACCATTTCATTCTGTAAACCAGTTTGTAATCAGTTTTCCTAAGATTGTGCAACCTACGCAAATATAAGAAAATGTATCATTGCCTTGTGCGATTCCGAGAGTTGTTAATCCTCCACCAACTAATAAAAGCGTGTCACCTACTTTTTTAATCCATTTCGGCGTTTTTTTATTATACCGTTCCTTAACCTTTTTGATTGCTTTTATTTTCATCTTACAAAGATAGTTATTTTTTTATTGTTTTCAAAGTTTCATTCATTTCAGTTTGCAACTTAATCATATATTCCATTCTCACTGATAAACCTTTTATATTTATTTTGCTTTCGACTGATTTTACTTGCAACTCTTTTATATCAATTTTATTGTCATCAATACAATCTGAGTTAGTACCTATTGAACTCTGCGAAGTTGCCCAAACAATACCGATTATCACAGCATATACAATTAATGACAGCACGAATTTAAAATCTATTTTGTTTAGTTTTGTTGTAGGCATAATTTTTTAATTTATCCAGTTAATTTTTTCTTTTATAATTTGTCCGATTGATTTTCCTAAAAACCAAGCTAATCCATATTGCCACCCAATTAAGAAAAACCCTGCTAAGATTGCAATATTTTTTATGAATTGGAAAAGGTGTTCGCCGTCCGTTACGAAAACCAGAACAGTTGAGCTTAAATAAAACCTTTCAATGTATT